GCTCATCAATTAACTTATTTGTTAATGGCAATTTACATATTTAATTTAATAAGGATTTAATATGGAGAGAAAACTAACTACCATATTTTGTGCCGATGTTGTTGGTTATAGTAAAATGATGAGTTTAAATGAAGAAGAAACTCTCAGAACACTTTCAGAATGTCGTACTATTATTGATGGTATGATTGATGAATATTGTGGTAGAATATTTGGTTCTGCTGGTGATTCCGTACTAGCAGAATTTCCAAGTACAGTTATGTGTGTGAGATTCGCTGCTGTTTGTCAACACGCATTACATAAAAGAAATTTAAACTCAACAAAATCTAAGATGAGATTCAGATTCGGCATACACTTAGGAGATGTTGTTATTCAAGGTAACAATCTGATGGGTGATGTTGTGAATGTTGCCGCAAGAATTGAATCGATGGCAGATTATGGTGGCGTAAGTATTTCAGAAACAGTTTATAATGAAGTAAAATCTAAAGTACAAGAACTGACATTTTTAGATAGAGGTCCGCAAAAATTTAAAAACATACCTGAATCAATTAGAATATACTCAATTGATGTAGCTGGTGCAGAAAAAAATCCAAATTTGGTTAGTGAAACTCATGCTGAAAAAACAATCGCAAAATTTCAAGCAACAGGTATCACCGACGATACATCAACACCTGATGTTATTAAGGCTATATTAAATGATAAAGCAAGTGCCGCAGTCTCATTTAATGTAGGAATGAAATTAAAAGATAGTTGTGATTACTCTACTGCCGTTAAAGTGTTTCTATCAAGAAGTGTTACACATAAAGACTTTTCTTCTTTTGAAGAATTAATTCATATGACGGAAGAGAATTTAATACCAAAAGAATATAAACGTGCAGTTGCAGGTGTATTTGAAGCAGGTTCAAAAATTTTATTAAAATCGGAATTGCAATACAAAGTAGGTAAATTTTTTGCAGATGGAGTCTTTGGAAAAGAAAGAGAATATCTTGCCATTCATGTATGGAAAAATGCTGCGGACAAAAATTCTGATGCACAAACAGAACTTGGTTTGGCATTGTTAATTTCTGGCAAAGAAAAAGATATAGTTGAAGGATTGAAACATTTAGAATCACAAGCAAGACAAAGAAACATGAAATGCATTTTGAAACTTGGATCATACTACTACGACAAAGGTGATTTTCAGAATTCTTTTCGTTGGTATTGGGTTGCAAGACAATATAAAGACATGACCGCACAAAAAGCCTTAGAAAGTATGTCGCAGTTAATAACAAAAGCACAATTTTTAAAATATCAAATTGATGGAGACTCATTGATAGAGGAGATTCGAACACATAAAATGTATTAGTGTTGTTTTCCAGCAACACGATTGACGAAGTTCGTGTGGTGTGGTATAATTATTATACGGTCGAAAGACTTTAACTTAACTTTGGAGTGAAAAATGGAAATGAAAGTTGATATCAATGATGAATGGGTTGACAATATTATTGTTGCTAAACTGAAAAGTGATTACGAAAATCTTTTTGGTGATTTTCTTGATGATGAAGAAGATTTGCGCCGTGCTATTGTAACACTCATGAATTATTATATGACATACAATGATTATTTTGATTGGCGTGAAGAAGTAGGCGTTCCTGATGATATGATTGGATCATGGGATCGATACAAACAACAAAAAGAAAATGATCTTTCGGAAAACGTATCAATCGCAAATAAACTCGTAGGAGATAATGAATGAGTGATGAATTGAATCTTTATGTTGTTGAAACGGTTTCAATTTTTAGGCATCGGTATGTTGTTGAAGCGCGTGATCCAACCCATGCATCAGATGAAGTTGTGTGTGAATTAGGATCAGATGAATTTAAAGAGTTTTCACAAAAACACATTGATGAATGCATTAGTTCTGTTCGTAAACTAAATAATAATCAAGAATATCTTGAACTTTTCAATGAAGATAATGATTATCTTGATGCATGGACAGATGAACAAAAATTCAAATATATCAATCGAATCGATTATCAAGATCCAGAGGAGTAAATAATGAGTTTTTGGACTCCTGCCCCCATAGAAGAACATCCAGAAGTTTATATGTCACGATGGAAAATCATTGAAGCAACGGATGATTCTGGTATTAAATCTAGACATTTTGTCGGTTTAGATGAATTTGGTGGCAGGGTTTCATCTGCAATTCAAAAATTTGATTTTGATAAAAGAACAGGTGTGACTCGCTCAGGTCGAGTATATAAATTGCTTGGACCTCCAGGTCACAATGCTGATGCTGATTATGTTTGGAATGTCTGGAAAAAACATAACAAAATCACCGAACAAACAATTATTGATATTTTTGAGGAAATCAATGAATGAGTATGACAAAAATAATTTAGATTTCCTTTTATCTTTAGATCCAAAAGGTTTTGAACTCTGGTTTAGCCAAGCATCAACAGATGATTTGATATATTCAATGGAATTAATCCGACAATTCAAAAAAGAAATAAAACCATTTATTGAAACCTTACATAATGATCTTCGTGTTGATGCCTTAAAAGATTATAAAGAAGCAAAACAAATAATAGAAAAAATAAAATAAATGCTTTACTTTTGGAGACTATTCATATATAATTACAAATTGCTTCATTATTGCTGGAATTTTAAGACATTGGTGATAGTATGATTTCTATTATAAATTATATTTCTGCTAAAAACAGATTGTATGAATCGGATAAAACTATAAAAATGTTGGGTACCGATTGTCCATCTCAAATTTTAGCACAGAATGATATGATTAGATTTGAACGTGATTATTATCGTGAAGAAGCAATTTTGTTTTCTGTTAGGTTTGTTGGCGTAGTAACATTTTTAATTGTTATACAAACGATTGTGTTTATATTTAATTTAATTTAAGGAGTATGATATGTTTATTGAAGTTGAATCCGTTGAAAAAATGTGCAAAGTTATTATTAACTTGAACGAAGTTATTGAAATTGCGCCTCTAATGGAAGGTGGATGTGCATTGTTCTTTGCTGATTCTGCCGCAGTTAATGGTAGATCCGCATACAAAGTAAAGAATCATTATAGTGAATTCTCACAATTTGTTTTACAAACTGTTACACCGGAAGATATTGCAAAACGATTTCCTAAAGTAAAAGCACCTGTAACACCAGCGTAACAAATCACTCATGAATAAATAATAATATAATTATCTATTAAAGTTTATTCATGAATATCCTAGTTACAGGGAGATAAAAATTAACATTTTTTTCCTTCACGATAATCCAAAAATCTGTGCTCAAATGCATGCCGATAAACACTCAATTAAAATGATTCTCGAATACGCCCAATTACTTTCTACTGCTCACAGAGTATTGGATGGTATTCAACAAGAAACTAAAACAAAAACAGGTAGAAAATCTAAGTATTGGATTTTACCTGATGATCGAGAAGATATGTTGTATTCTGCTACTCATATCCATCATCCATCTGCAATTTGGGTTAGACAAAATAAATCAAATTACGTTTGGTTATCCAATCTTCTAGTCGAACTTTGTGAAGAATATACATATCGATATGGTAGAACACACAAAGTCGAAGAAACTGGTTTGTGTTATGTTTTGTTAAAAAATATACCAAAAAACATTAAAGAAGGTCAATTTACTGGTCCAACACCAGCAATGCCTGATGAATGTAAAGTACCTGGTGATTCTATTACATCTTATAGAAAATACTATGTACAACATAAACGTCATCTAGCATCATGGCAAGGTAAAGTAAACTCTCGACCTGTTCCCGTTTGGTACACATGATATGGAGATTAAAATTGCCAACTTATTCATTTTTAAATACTGAGACTGATGAAATTGAAGAACACAAATTTAGTTACACCAAACTAGAAGAATTCAAAAAGAACAATCCAAATCTACAAATGCATTTTACTGCTAAAGATTTTCCCGTCTATGGTGACGGAATGAGGATGAGTACTCCTGGTGTCGGACAACCAGATGCTCGATTTGAGCGTGAAGTTATTGGCCGAATGATTAAGAATGTACCAGGTAACAGAATCGCACAATCGCATAAAACGAAAATGCCAAGGGAATGGTAAAAAATGAGAGTACCATACCTCCTTGCTGTTAATCCTATTGTGGCTATTGATGGGTCAAGAACTAACATCATGAAAAATCCATATCCCAAAAAACACAATAAGGACATTTCTGATGCAAAGAAAAAAGAAAACGAGTCAACAAGAGGCGAAAAAACAGCATTTCTCCTTAAAGACTATCAATCCACTTACTCCAAACCAAGAAAAAACATTTCAACTGTATGATAAAGGTTCTCATTTAGTTCTCTCTGGTTCAGCAGGTTCAGGTAAATCTTTTTTAGCATTATATCTCGCATTAAACGAAATTCTTTCAGATGGATCATATTATAAAAAGATTATTATAATTAGATCCGCAGTACCATCAAGAGACTTAGGTTTCGTACCTGGTACACTAGAAGAAAAAGCAAAAATATATCAAGAACCTTATAAGCATATTGTTAATGAATTAGTTGGTAGAGGTGATGCATGGCAATTTTTAATTACAAAACAAATTATTGAATTTCAGACAACAAGTTTTCTCAGAGGGTTGACATTTAGAGATTCTATTGTTATATTTGATGAGTTCCAATCTGCAAATTTTGGTGAGTTAAATACTGTACTTACTCGAATCGGTGAAAACTGTAGATTTGTTTTATGTGGCGACTATGCACAGAACGATTTGGATGGAAAGAAAGAGAAAAGTGGATATTTGGATATTATGCAAATTTTAAAGAAAATTGATAACGTAGATTTAGTTTTCTTTACGATTGATGATATTGTCAGATCAGGCTTTGTGAAAGAATATTTGAAGCAAAAACAATTACTAGGATTTTAATATGTTTAATTATTGCCCACCGATGAAAATTGAGAATCTCAAATCTTTTAATGAAGATGGCAAGAGATTCTATAGCACACCAACTGGAGAGAAGTTACCTTCTGTTACTACAGTATTGGGTGCATTGAAAAAGAAAGAAATCATGGAATGGCGAAAGCGAGTGGGCGAAGAAACAGCAAATAAAATTGCTAGAAAAGCATCGGGTCGTGGTACTAATGTTCATACTCTGTGTGAGCGGTATTTAAATAATGAAGAATTGGGTGTTATCATGCCCGATGCTAAAGAAATGTTTTTTTCCATTAAACCTATCTTAAATAAAATCAACAATATTCATTATCAAGAACAAAGTCTTTGGAGCATCGAACTCGGTCTTGCAGGTCGTGTTGACTGTATTGCTGAGTTCGATGGTGTTCTATCTGTAATTGATTTTAAAACATCAAAACGAATTAAAGCAAAAAAAGATATTGATGATTACTTTTGGCAAACCACTGCATACGCAAAAATGTATGAAGAACTTGTAGGTAATCCAATCAATGATATTGTTATTATTATGGCAGTCGAGAATTCAGAACCTATTATATTTAAAGAAAAAACAATCAATCATATCGACGGGCTTAAAGAAGCAATTCAAAAATATAATAATTCATTATGAGAATAATATTTAATTTAATGTCCCTGAATACAAATTCAGGTGGTTCTTACGTCATTTTAAAGCAAATGGAAGCCTTAAAAGAAGCAGGCTTTAATGTTTGTGTAAATTATATGACTGATTTGGAACAACAATTGTGGAATAACATAATTGATGGAAAATATGAAATTGTAGATATGTATAATATCAATCACAATGATATTGTAGTTGTGTCTGAAGAATTTATATTTTATGCGTATGAACTTATGCGGAATAACATAAAATATGTAATACAAAATCAAGGTATTTCTGGATCTCTTAACTCAGAAAGCACCTATAATGACCATATATTAGTGTATCAAAACGCAATAGGAATATTAGTTAATTCATATGAAACTTTATTATGTGTTCAAAAAGTTTTTAGTGTGCCTCGAGATAAAATATTTACATATAGAATGGGAATAGATGACAAAATTTATTATCCAGATCAAAAATTTAATTCAATATGTTTTTTAACATCTAAAAATTTTCATTTAGGATTCTTTTTTGAAAAGTATATCAAAGGTAAATATCCAAATTGGAATTTAATTAGAATTCAAAATAGTTCTAAAGAAGAAGTTGCTAAAATTTTTAGAGAATCAAAATTGTTTTTAAGTCTTCCTGGACATGAAGGATTTGGTTTACCAGCACTTGAAGCTGCATTTTCTGGTTGTAAAGTAGTGGGTTCTCATGGTTATGGAGGTAAAGAGTTTTTTAGAGAACCAGTTCTTACTCCAGTCAATCATATGGATTATTTGGACTTTGTGGCTAAACTAGATAAAGTTATGGAAGATATTGATGTATGGAGAAGCGAAGACATTGAATATGTAAATTATCTGAGAAATTTTTATAGTATGGAAAAATTCAAATCTAGTATTGTTAATTTTTTTAGTTCATTTGTATAAATAGTCTTTAATGGTAGTAAACTGATTTTTAGAAAGGTATTTCGGACGGGGAGGGCAGTTCTCCCCCGGGTCCACCATAAACATATTGTCTAATGGTAAATGAGATAATAATGCTCATAATAAAAGTTCCAAACAGTATGTTTATGATGGGCCCGAATTAGGTTCGACGGAGTAATAAGTAAACTAATTGGCTACTCGACA